AGGTACTATAACTGGTGACGGTAATGCGTATGGAGGTCAGGAGCCGCCATTAGATAGTGATATTATTGTTTATGGTCATACGTGTGTTGTTAATGATAGCGCAGATGTGTTGGGTCAGGTGCAATCTCAAATAAATTTCAATAGAACATACAACCGCACCCCAATTTACGGTTTAGGTTCTGTGAATGCGTCTTCTATGTTACTAGATGGAGTTGAAGAGGAGATATCTATATCGTCCACAGGTTTAAACACTTTAATAGGATTTAGTGGGGAAAAGTTAACTAGCCTTTTGCAGGTTGATTTAAAAATGCAGGGGGGCGTTGGCATAGGGACGCAAAGTCCTATTGTTAATTTAATTAAATTCCCCGCTGGTGCGAGGGTCTTGACCGAATCGTATTCAGCTCAAGGAGGAGAGGTAATCCAAACAACTGCGACAATTAAACAGGTAAAACTGTAAATTCAGTGTAATGTATATTACATATGGGAGTTAAGAAACTGTCTAATATTCAGTTGGAGCCTCACAACTTTTTTTCAATAAAGTTTAAAGAGAGGAAATTTAAATTTACCGCAAATCAACGGAAATTTCTAGATACACTACTAGATCCAGAGGTTAAAATTATGTTCGTATCTGGACCAGCTGGTTCTAGTAAGACTTACATGTCTTTATATGGCTGTCTGAGATTAATGTCTGAAGATTCAGATAAAGATCTATTATACATTCGCAGTATTGTAGAAAGCGCTGATAAAGGTCTAGGTAGTCTTCCTGGAGATATGTCTGAGAAATTCAACCCTTTTACGTTGCCTCTATACGATAAACTTGAAGAAATCATACATGAGGGCGATACAGCCTACCTGAAACAGAAAGAGCGTGTAAATGCTATACCTATAAACTTTTTGAGGGGCGCGAACTGGGAAAATAAGTTCATTGTTGCCGACGAAGCGCAAAACTTTACATTTAAGGAGTTGACCACTTTGATTACTCGTATTGGTGAAAATACTAAGTTAATTATCTGCGGAGACTTTATGCAAAGTGATATTGATGGTAAGACAGGCTTTAAAAACATGGTCGATATATTTTCAGACGAAGATTCTAAAGCTAACGGTATTGATACCTTTCAATTCACCAATAAAGATATTGTTAGGAGCAAAATTTTAAAATTCATCATTTCTAAGTTAGAAAATTGGAAGAAAGTGTAATAATAATATATAAACAGGAAAATGCGTCAACGCGAAAGCGGCGAACAGCTTATAAACAAAAGGATGCATCAAAACTTGTTTTTTTTGAAAATTAATTCATAAACAGTAAAATATATAGTATGGCTCACATATTTTGTCAAAGTTGCGGAACTAAAATTTCTTACGCTAATGCAAAACCCAACTTCTGCACGAAGTGCGGCCAGCCTTTGAATTCTAAAGCTTCTACTGTTTCGACGAACACTTCTGTTACAGAGACAACAAAATCTTCAGTTATCTCGTCTGACGAGACGGATGCTGAGTTTGTTCCTGAGATTACTGATTTTCAAGTAGATTTCGAAGTATCTAATATTTCTAGTAGAACACTAGGGTCATTGATAGGTGAGCCAACTCCTAACACTACGAGTAGGAGGCGTGAACCTAAATCTGTTAATGACTTTATTGATGAAAAGAAGAAAGGGAAGTAATTATACATATGAAGACTTCTCTGAAGTAATTGATCTAGCAATAAAGAAACAGCAATATAAATGGCGGCTGAATGCTGTCAGGTGGTTTGACTTCGAAGATGTAGAGCAAATCATAAAAGTCCACATTGCTAAGAAGTGGGACATGTGGGATCAAGAGCGGCCTCTTGAACCGTGGATAGGGAGGATAATATCAAATCAGATAAGAAACCTAGTAAGGAATCACTACGGGAATTATGTTAACCCTTGTCCAAATCATCAAGAACAATCTCACGACTCATCAAACTGTCCTATTTGTCGAAAGTGGGAAAAATCTAAAAAAGCAGGACTAGAATTAAAAATCCCGCTTTCTACTGAAGACTTTGTAAAAGAAGTCACCAATAAACAATATTTAGACTTCGACTTCTCATCATCGCTTGAAAAGCTAAATTTCGAAATGGAAGCCCGTCTAAAAGGTAATCATTACATAGCTTATCGGATGTTGTATTTTGAAAGTAGTAGCGAGGAAGATGTCGCTAAATTTATGGGATATAAGATTTCCCCGCAAAAAAGAAAGCTTGGTTATAGGCAAGTGAAGAATCTTAAGAAGAAATTCCTACAAGTAGCTATAGAGATACTAAAGGAGCAAGATATTATAAGTGATGGAGCTGAATAAAGATCAAAAAGAGTTTTTAAGAGTTAATTCTCAAGATATGCCAGATCTTATTGATTTGACCAAAAAATGCTTTGGCGATGAGTCTTTAGACGGCAGATCTAAAGAAGGTCGCGCTGTTCGTAAGTTTCTAGTAGAGAATTCTATAAAGTTCAAAACAACTAGTAGAATACCTGCTGAAGTTATAAATTTAACAAAAGAGCAAGGAGAATTCATTCTGCAGCAAGCGGAAGAGGGATTGTCTTCATTGGAGATAGCTAAGATAGTTTTCCCGTCTAGGAATGTGAAACCTCTCAGTTCTGAGCAACGTGTAGTTCTGGAAAAAATTAGAGAGGTTAACCCAGATATTTTACCATCTCAAGATTCTGGAGCTTTAAATTCGTATATTTCTCCAAAATCGCCTTCGCGAATCATAAAAAAAATAAATGATGCCACAGGGCTAGTATTAAACGAGCAGAAGCTCAATAGGCAGAAACAAATTTGTATAGATAGGTTAAAAATAAACCTTTCTAACTCTAGATTTCTAAAAATTATCAACAATTTTCTGAATGAAGAGGATAGGGTGTTGTTCGAACATGAATTTGTGAGACTAACATGGGATAAACCCGACTTAACCGCTGACGAATTAAATCTTTATCTAAACGTCTGCAAAGAAGTTATAAATTTAGAAGTTATTAGCGCTCATCTTAATAAATTGAACAGCATGTTCGATGAGGCAGACGAGCAGCAAGAAATGTCTATCCGCTTAGCTGAAATCATCAAGACAAAGAGTAGCGAGTATCATCAGTGTGAAACCCGCATCGAGAACCTTACAAAGAAGCTTCAAGGCGACAGGGGAGAGCGCATGAAGAAAATGCATAAGGAAAACGCATCTTTTCTCGCTATTGTGCAATTATTCCAAGAGCAGGAAGAAAGAGAGACGATGGTCCGAATAGCTGAGATGCAAAAAGAATCAATCAAAGAAGAAGCTGAAAGGCTTGAAGGAATGGCGGAGTGGAAAGCTAGAGTTCTAGGAATAAGTCAAGAAGATGCAATTTAAATGTCAGGAGTGCGATAGGGAGTTCAAGAGCAGAAGGAGTTTACACACCCATGTAAAAGCTCACGATATGTTCTTAGGGGAATACTATGTCAAGAACTATAACAGACGAGACAAGCTGACTCAAGAGCTTATACCATTTAAAAATTACGATCAGTATTTCGCTACTGACTTCATCAATATATCTAATATGAAAAAGTGGTGCGATCAGGCTCCGCGAGAAGAGGTTAGAGAATTTATAAAAAAGTCTTTAAAAGAAAAGCTGGGAGCCAAGGGCATTCAAGCAGGTCCGCCGTCCACTTACCTACTAACGGGTGGTCTGCCCGACATCGACATCTGCAAACAGATGTTCGGCAGTTATCGTGAAACCTGTCAGCATATCGATATGCTCCCCATGCTATCAGCGTCTTTACCAAAAGATTTTCAAAAAGATTATAGTGATACACCTATACTAATTGACACTAGGGAACAACAGCCATTATCTTTTATCAATTCTGACTCGTTGAAATTGGATGTGGGCGACTATGCCGTAGGGGGTGATCTATATGACTATACATTTGTGGATAGGAAGTCTTACCAGGATTTTTGCTCTACTATTACAAATGGCTATTCGCGTTTTATAAAAGAGTTAGAAAGGTGCAGATCTATTGGTTGTTATCTTTATATAGTTACAGAAACAGCCTTCGATGATATGTGGGCCACCAATAAAAAAGGCTTCAAGAAGTTTAAACTAGATTATGTTTATCATCAGATGCGTTCTATACAATCTGAGTATACTGATTGCTGTCAATTTGTGTTTAGTGGCTCTAGAGAGAAAAGCGAGGAGCTTATACCCAAAATCCTTGTTTTAGGAAAGAAGCTCTGGGAAGTAGACCTTCAATATTTTTGGGACAAAGAAATTAAAAAAGATGGCTTGGGAAACAGGAAAACAGAAGCTCCACAGAGAGTACAAGGATATAAACAAACTCATTCTAGAAAAAGAGGGGTATTTAGAAGAAGCGGAAGCTAAGATACTTCTTTATAAATTTTTTAGAGAGAATCCTTCTTTTGCTTGTGAATTGCTTACAGGGGTAAAATTATTCCCTTTCCAGCATATGGCTATCAAGTCCATGATGGAGTCCGATTACTTTTTGGGGATCTGGAGTCGCGGAATGTCCAAAAGCTTCTCTACAGGCGTTTTCGCGCTCTTAGACGCTATTTTTAATCAAGGTGTTCAGATAGGTATCATCTCGAAGTCTTTTCGACAGTCTAAAATGATTTTTAAAAAGATAGAAGATATCGCAAAAAGCCCTAAAGCTGCATTCTTCTCTCAGTGTATAACTCGCACATCTAAGATGAATGACGAATGGGTTATGGAGATAGGGAGAAGCAGCATAAGAGCGTTACCTTTGGGTGACGGAGAAAAGTTGAGGGGTTTTCGTTTCCAACGGATGATTATTGACGAATTATTGCTGATGCCCGAAAAGATTTACAATGAGGTTATTATCCCCTTCTTGTCTGTTGTGGAGAATCCTACTGAAAGACAGGAAGTCTACGATCTAGAGACTAAGATGATAGAGCAGGGGAAAATGAAGGAAGAAGAAAGAAAACGGTGGCCAAACAACAAAATTATTGGTTTATCTTCTGCCTCTTATAAATTTGAATATCTTTATAAAATATATCAAAAATACGAATCTTTAATATTAAATGAGAACAATCAAGATGGAGCGCATAGAACGATAATGCATTTTAGTTATGATTGTGCGCCAGAACAACTTTATGATCAAAGCTTAATCAACCAATCTAAATCAACAATGAGCCAATCTCAGTTTGACCGAGAGTTTGGAGCTATTTTCACTGATGACAGTTCTGGATACTTTAAGGTTAGTAAGATGGCGGCTTGCACGGTCCCAGATGGAGAAGGTCAATCTGTAGAAGTAGTGGGCAACCCTAAAGACGAATACATCTTAGCTTTTGACCCATCGTGGTCTGAAAGTGAAAGTTCTGATGATTTTGCTATGCTTCTCATAAAAATAAACAAGCAGACGAGAAAAGGGACAATAGTCCACAGCTATGCTTTATCAGGAGCTAGCCTTAAAACTCATATAAAATATATGGCCTATGTACTTACACACTTCAATATATCAGCTGTGGTAGGAGATTACAACGGTGGAGTACAATTTATCAACTCTTGTAATGAAAGTGAGATATTCAAAAGGAAGAATTTGAATGTAGGAGTAATAGAG